GACAATTTCCCAGCAAGGGAGATTAGCGTATGAAAGTGATAAACTATGATTTTGAAAATATCGGTGGGCTGTTGCAGGTGATTGCCGTTCCTCCGACTTCGTTTTTGCGGATCCGTAAGGATTATGCCGGTGGTCTGAACTACCTGGAGCTTCGTGACCGGGAGAATATTATTTCCATTCCGGTGTATGCCAATGACACTTATATATATAATGAGGACAAGGAGGTGAATGATGCGGGGGATTGCTGGAATGTGTCGGTTGAAGGCATGATTCCTAAACTTTCCTCAGTGAATCATCAGTTAATAGAGACTCTGGAGCGTGGCTTGTGGTATGTATTGGCGGTGGACGGTAACGGCCAGGTCCATTGGTGCGGGCAAGAAGACGCATTAATGTTGTTTGCCACGAACAAGACAAGCGGGCGTTCGGTTGCAGAACGGAACGGCACGTCTTTTACATTCACCTGTATCCAGGATGAACCCACCATCTTCATTGAAAATATAGAAGAAATATAGCTGCATGGCTCCTGCTGTTTATGTGTAACAGGCTTTAAATTACAGAATTATCAGCTGTCCGGCGGTGCCCAGTGTCCTTGGGTACCGTTTTTTTTGCGTTTTTCTTTGCGCAAAAAAGTTATATGAACGAGACAGTTATCACACTTTTTGGAGCGATTGACCGCTTCTGGTATAACAAGAACTACCTGAAATACTTTTTGGACAAAGCGAAAGATCAGCCGGTACGCCTGAAGGTCTCCAGTCCGGGTGGTGATGTGGCCGAAGCTATCGCCATGTCAAGCCTGATGGCCGAGCATGGCAACGTGACGGTGGAGTTTATCAGCTTCAACGCTTCGGCGGCTACCATACTGGCATTTGGTGCCAAGTCCATTGAGATGCATGAGGACGGCATGTGGCTGGCGCATAAATGCAGTTTCGGGGTGGACATTTGGGGACAGCTCAACGCGGATCAGCTCGAAGACACCATCAAGGAATTGCAGAACAAAAAGAAGAGTGCCGAGGCTATTGACCTGATGATCGCACAGAAGTACATCAACCGTAGCGGCAAGAGCCTGAAAGATGTTATTGTCCTGATGGAAGAAGAACGCTGGATGCCTGCCGCAGAAGCCAAGGACTGGGGATTCATAGACAAGATTATTCCCGGTACCCATAAGAAGCCGCAAGTAACCGATGAGATAACGGACTGTTTTGCTGCCAACGGTTTACCGTTGCCGGTACTCAATGCTTCCGAATCGGAAACGCAACCCAAAGGCAATGACAGAAACCTTGTTTCTCAAATCATTGACGGTATCAAAGGGCTGTTTCCTGCCAATAATAAATCAGAAGACATTTCTAATTCAAATACAGTTATTTCCATGCGTAAAGAATTTACTTTCATCAATCAGATCCTCAACTGTGAAGGCATTGAGGAGAAAGACGGTAAGACATCGCTTACCGTAGAGAACTTGCAGGCTATCAATGACGCCATCAAGGTAGCCAATGAGGCGAAAACCAAAGCTGAAAGCGATTTGACAGCCGCCAATACAGCCAGACAGACGGCCGAGAATAATCTGACGGCAGTTGTCAACGATCTCGACAGCCTGAGTGATAGCGTCAGGAATGCAGCCGACAACAAGACTAAGGTACAGGTTATCCGTGATATCGTGGCCAGAATTCCCGGAACGGCAACCGCCAGTCATCAGGAATCGAACGAGGACAGCAAGTTTGCCGATATCGCCACGGATCCGATCAACAGTTATGAGAATGAATAACATCTAAACTATTCTATTTATGGATTTTAAAGCACCTATTGACATTACCACGGTTCTGACCGCGGTAAAAAAACACAGAGACATCCTGAAGGCGGTTGATAAGCTCGACGCTTCGGAGGTATTGAAACATTTCACTCCGGTACCGGGCATTACCGATTCCCTTGAATTGGGCAAGGTAGAGGGTGGCAGCATCTCCGGCAAGTACACCGGCAAGTTTACAGCCGGTAAGTATTTGGGTAAGATTGTTCCCCGTCGCCTGGTAGTACGCCCGGTTGTGATGGAGATGTCCGATGAACCGGAACGTTACCGCCGTACCTACATTGCCGAGGTACCCGGTACGCTCCGCAAAGAACATCCCTTTGAGTTGTGGCTGATCAACCACGGGCACGAACTGGCATCCAATGATTTGCTGTTTGCCATCTTCACAGCGAAATACAGCGCTGATGAGAACAAGACGGACATTCAGGACTCTTTCGATGGTATCGGTACCATTGTTACCGAAGGCGAGGCAGTCGGAGATATTTCCAGTGCCGAGGGCAACGTATATGCCACCGGTGAGCTGACCCGTGCCAACATTGGCGAAAAGTTGCTGGAGATGTGGCGTCACATGCCGCGTACCTTCAAGCGCAAGAAGAACATCAAGATGTTCATTTCCGATGATTTGGGCGACGTGTACGATGACTGGCGCAAAGATGAAGGTACTATCGTTATCGGATTAAAAGAAGATACTTCCGATACACAACACCTGCTCGGTTCTAACAACCGTTGTGAGCTGGTACGTGTTCCGAATCTTCCCGATGGTAGCCAGTTTGTCATGCTGACCACCAAAGAGAACATTTGCTACGGCTTTGACAAAGAGAGCGATTTCAAGTCCATCAAGCCGTTCTTTTCCGGTAATCCTTATACGTTCGATGCTGCGGGCAAGTATGTGATTGGCTTCCAGTTCGTATCGGTACATAAATCGGAGTTCTGCGTCAATGACCGTCCGGTGGATCCTGAAGGAACCAATCCATTCGGATATATCGAGGTCACAATTGCACCGGATGAAGCGAAGGCCAACGGTGGCAAATGGCGCATTCAGGGTGAAGAGGCTTGGCGTGATTCCGGTACGTATGTAGCGGTTCCCGGTGGTAAGGAATATACCGTCGAGTTCCTGGAGGCTGCCGGATATACCACTCCTGCCGTGCAGAAGAAAACTCCTGCTGCGGGCGCAGTAGAGAAAGTGACGGGTACATACGTTGTTAAATCTTAAAAAATGGCGTGATTATGGCAGAAGTAGATCCCAAATTATGTATTGCGCTTGATGATATCAACGAGGCAATGGACTGCGAGAATCAGGATAATATGGGCGGTATCATCCCGTCCGTTATCTTCGGTTATCATGCAGATGTGGCGACATGGCCGGACTACCCGAAAAAGACGGATGATCCGCTTTCACTGGAGGCAGCCGGTGCACTGGTCGGTGATCTTGTTATGAAAGAAGGTTGCCGGGCCTATAAGATGGATATTACTGACGAACTGGCTGAGTTCAAGATTACGGATCAGGGAGAAACCGGTGGTGAATCGTTCCTGATGGACTTGAATATCATTTCGGCCAAGATGCGGAAGAAGATATTCGGTTTTGAGAATGCGACCAAAGGGCGCAAGATGTTCTTTATCGTGACCGACAACAACGGCACGAACTACCTGATGGGTGACAAACGCCGCGGTGCTATGCGTGCCTCCGGAGATGGTTCTACCACCGGGGCAAACTCTACCGCGCGTAATCAGAACACACTTCATTATACTTTCACTGCACCGCGTAAATGTGTGTATGAAGGTGATGCGGAAGACATTCTCACTGTAAAGAACGCACCTGGAGGTTGATTTTTGTTTCTTCGTTTGGTTAGTTGCTTGTTTATGTCCGTCTCCGGAGTTTTTCCGGAAGGCGGACATTTTGTTTTGTCCTATCACAGCAATAAAATTCGCAACACCTTTGTATAACGTTAATATCAAGAATCATGGCTGAAATTACAAATGCTTATATCGAAGCCCGCAGAGAAGGTATCGCCTGGCTGAACTCTGCTAAGAGAGAATACAAAACTGGTGTGGCTATCCTTGCTAAATCAGGTTACAAGACAATCGTATCATCCAAGCTGGCTAAGTTAGGCGAAAAGCCGCATACCCGCGAGAAGCTGGAATACGAGATCCGGCAGATGATTAAAGTCTGGTATCATCCGGATGATCCGCGCTTTGAGGATGTGGACCTGGCGGATGATGCGCTACCCGGTAATGACGGACGTTCCGAGACAGTTCCGGAAGCAACGGCGGCGGCCATCGTTACCATTGCGGAAAAGGAACTGGCACGTGAAACGGATGAACAGCCGGCCTACCCTCCTGTTATTGCAAAAATCATCTATGATTTCCGGGATTGCTACAATGAACGTTCACGGCTGCACCGGTTACTCTCCGAACAGGGTGAGACCAATACGACGGCTGTATGTGCACAGCGCAAGGATATTGTTACCCGTATAGCCTCCCTCTCCAACCGTATGACATTGCTGGCTGCCGTCAAACAGCAATATGAGCAGAAAAAGGAGTTGCCGACTGATGAGCAGCTGGACGAGCTTTATAAAAAAGTGGATGCTGCTGAAGAAAAGCCGGAAAAGGAAGATGAACAGACCGATATCAGTTCCCTTTCCGTCGAAGAATTGAAGAAAGCGAAATCCAATGCCAAGAGTAAGATTACCAAGGCAAAAAATATGTTGCTGTATTCTTCAGAGAGCAAGCCTAAAGACGGCAAGGAAAACCCGCTTCCGGATTGCCCCAAACGTGTGAGATACGAGAAGAAGGTCGCTGATCAGGAGGCATTGGTAGAAAAGATAGAATATCGTTTGGCAGAACTGCAATAGGTTATGTTGGTTTGTTGCAGTGAGATTGAGAATAAGATGATGCCGGCGGATGACGCAGTAAGTCCTATGCAGGGAGACCGATACCCGACAGGCTACATCCGCCGAACGGATGCGGCGGCCTCCGGCCATGACCTGGTTGCGGAGAAGCTGCTGCATCCGGACGCTATGGGGATGCTGGTACCCGGCACAGACAAGCATTTTTATTCTTCAGGCGCGTTCAATCTCATTCAGCTGATTTTCTACATTCTCAAGCAGACCGGTCCGGCACATCTGTTCCTGACAACCTATTCCATCTCTATGGATAGCATCAACGCCCTTCATCGCAAGGTTGAGACCGGTGAGTTGCTATCGGTACGGTTCCTGATCGATAACCGTGTACGCAGTATCTCGCCGAAGCCGTTCGATTATCTGGTGACTACATTCCCGGACTGTTACCGTTGCCTGGCACTGCATGCGAAGGTGGCGTTGCTGTATAACGAAGATTGGAACGTCACCGTAGTAGGCAGTCAGAATGCAACGCATAACCCAAAGCTGGAGCGTGGAATCATCCATACCGGTAGAGATATTTTTGACTTTGACTTTAAAATGTTGAATGATGAGTTTGACGCAGCAGCAACGTGAGGAGATTGAGAAAATGGCGTACCGTCTTATCCCGCCGGGGATGATCGCAATCAATATCGGTGTGGATGAGATGGATTTTCTTGCAGAACTTCGTACTCCGGGCACTGAAGTTCGTACAGCTTTCTACCGGGGACATCTCAGACAGATGGTTGAAGTACGGGAGGCTATCATCAAGTCCGCCATCAACGGCAGCAATCCGGCACAACAGGAACTGATCAAGTTCTTTAAATCGCAAAAGCAATATCTTGAGTATGAGTAGCAACTTGACAACATCCAAAAGTAAATTTGCACTGGAGGAACAATCATACGAACTCATTCAGCAGCACATCATAGATCCGGAGAACAGTCCGTTGCCGGAGCATCTGCGGGTACAGTGTAACCGGGTGTTGCAGATAGCCCGTTTGCTTGACGATTATCCCAATGAAAGCCATATCATCAACATCATGCTGGCGAAATATCGGATTTCACGTACACAGGTACGTAAGGATATCGCCCTGGCAAAAGAACTGTTCAAGACACAGCACCAGTTTGACTGGGATTTCTGGTTCGCCTGGATGATCAAGGACCAGATACAGCTTATCCGGGACTGTAAGCTCAGAGGGGATCTCAAGCAATGGAACAACGCCAAGAAGGTGCTGCATCAGATGATTGGCGAACGTCCGGCTTCGGTAGAGGATCCGCGACGCATGGAGAAAAATGTCTTCTACATTCAGATCAACAGCATGGGGCAAAAGGTAGATGTTCCGCTGAACGCCATCCGCAATCTTTCACAGGAAGAGCAAAAGGTTTTGGTAGATTCGATGTACACGCCTATTGACGATGTGCAGGCAGAAGAAATAATGAACTCATAAATAGATTATCATGAAGAAACTGACAAACAAACGCTTGATCTCTTATCTGGTTGACCACAAGCATATTGATATGGTATCGGTCAGCAAGACACAGATTGTTTGTACCGTATCCGCCAAGTTTAAGCCGGATGAAGTGAAAAAACTATTAGACGATACAGGGCAGCCGATGCCCCGTATGACTTCTTCCGAAGGTGTGAACTACATTGTTTTTCCACGCTATTGATACGGCAGGACAATGGACGAAAATGTCTGGGAAGAGGTCATACAGGTTAATCCGGCACAGGCGGCATTTTTGGTAATGCCGTACAAGAACGGGTATGTCATCTATTCACGTGCAACAGGTAAATCATTCATTACCGGTGCCGTGATAGATGATAATATCCGGCTCATGCCGCGAGGTATTACTACGCTTACCCAGGCTACCATTGGGCAGGCGCTCACCAAAACGTTGCCCTCGGCATTCAAGATGCTGGAGATGCTCGGTTACAAACAATGGGATCCGGTCAGCAAGACCGGTGACTATGTGGTTTGTCGCAGACCCATTGAGGGCTGGTACAAGCCTTATGAGCACATTATGTCGTTTGAGTATGGCATCAGCTTCTCCAATGGTCATATGCTCTACATACTTACCCAGGGCGGTAACAGCCGCGGGCCGAATGCGGACTACAACATCACTGACGAAGCGTTGACGCTCGATAAAGAGAAGTTCGACCAGGAGGCGGCACCGACCAACCGCGGCAATGAACACATCTTTGGCCGCAAGTCCGAGAATCCCGTTCTGAAACATCACGGCAACACCTTCCTTTCCTCCATGCCTTACACGCCTGAACAGAAATGGTTGCTTGAACCAGCCAAGTATTACGAAGAAGAACGCGGCATCCGGCTGTTTGATGTCTGGAATAAGATTGTGCGGTTACAGATGCAACTCATTGATGCAAGAATTGCGAATGATGCGGGACTCTTCAAGGAAATCTGGAATGAAACCGTCCGTCTCCGTCAGAGCATCACACCGTTCGTCTCACGCGACGGCACGCTCTTTATCCTTGGCTCTATCTTCGACAACATCGCCAATGTGGGCATGAACTATATCCTGAACCAGTATAAGGTGATGGATAAGCTTTCCTTCATGATCGAGATCCTGAACTTCATGGTGGATAAGATTGACAGCTGCTACTACCAGTTAGATGAACGCCATGTGTATTACAATGCGACCAATGACGACTATATCCGTGACTTTGCCGAAGATCATAACTACAACTGGCAGCAGCTTGCCAACAACGATGACAGCCGTCGTGACCTGGACTGTACTCCCACGAAGCCGCTGGAACTGACGCCTGACTGGGGCTCTGCCGCCTCATTCCTTGAAGTGGCACAGGAACGCAATTATGATTTCGTGACGAAGTTGCTGACCCGTGAACCGGTGGATAACAATATCAACGAGTTCTTTGTCAAGCGTGACGAAGAAGACGATACGATGGTCAACGCGCTGATGGATAAGTTCTGCCACTATTACCGTAACCATATCAACAAACACCTGCATTATTACCGTGACCGCTACGGGGATGCACGCCGCGCCAACAATAAGAAATCTTATAACCAGCTTGCCATTGAGCGCCTGGAGAAACACGGATGGACAGTGGAACAGCACACCCATGCGGGCATGGAGCCGCCGCAGCATGATAAATATCTGTTGTGGGCCTCTATTCTGGCGGAGAAAGATGAACGTTTTCCGAAGAAGCGTTTCAACGGTTCGAAATGCAAGTACACGCTGATATCCATGAACAACACACGCGTCATTGAGAAGAACGGCCGTTTCGAAAAGGATAAGCGCAGCGAGCGCAACCAGTCCATCCTTCCGGAAGAGGCAACGCACTTTGGTGATGCGGTCGATAAACGTGTCTGGACGAAGTACGGGCATCTGCTCAGGCAGGCTTACGGGTTCGTTGACGCACGTATCTGATCACTTCACACACATCCACAACAGTAATCGCAATACTTATAACAGGACTCGCAACGCTTGAGGATCGGATTCCGCATCGGAGGACAGGCGGAAGGTGTTTTCTTTGGTGTAAAAATATATTACTTTTGTCATATTTCCTTACTTTTTACGGTTTCCCTTGCGCTTTTTGATAGGGCGCGGTAGGAAGAAACTTCCGTTTCTTTTTCCATTCGGATGGAAAACGGGGTGTTGTGTGTTCATTCTCAAGATGATAGATGTGTTATAACATTCATTAACAGAGTCCTCGGCGCGCGCAAAATCCGTACTGAAGAAATAGGCAGGCAAATCTATTTCCCCAGTACGGATTTTGCGCGCGTATAAAGGTAGGAAGCAACGCTTCCTGTGTTTGTTTGCACCCATGCAGGTCCCCGGTCTTTTCTTTTTCAAATTCTAAGGTAGGGACCGTAGAGCGGTATAGTTTTCAACTATGTATTTTCAGGCTGTTCCCTTTTCTGATTGTCGCCCTTTATTTCTGTCTCCTATCACTACGCAGTTTCGCTTTTTTGTGCTGCAAAGGTAAATGTTGACGTCACTGGCTCAAGTTCAGGCTGACGTTTCAGAAAAAATCTCCACCCGTTGGGTAGTATTCTGGGCCTACGGTTTTCTAAAAAACTTGCTCCTGTCCCTTACAACACCTTTTGATGCAGCGTAAAAAAGGCGAAACATACCGCGTAGCGACAGGCGACGCAGAAAAAAAAAGCTCCAATCAGGGAAACAGCCGATAAAAGGCTCACACCCGGAAGCTCAAGGTTCAACATAAAATTTTAAAGTTATGGCAGCAAAAAGAAACATTCCTGAATCATGGAAACAACAGTGGTCTAAATTCATGTTCAACTTCTTCGATTACTTACCTACGAAGTACGAGGCTAATAAACGTGAGTGGGCAATCAGAAAGATGATATGGGACTTTAAAGACGGTAAACGTAGTGTATCGGTGGCGGAACTCGTGGCGAAGAAGATACGGGAACAGTTCGGGGCGGATTGTGAAAATGTGACGTTCGTATGTATTCCTGCAAGTTCGGCAGAGAAAAACGAAATCCGATACAAGGTATTTGCCGAAGAAGTGGCACGGCTTACAGGATGCTGCAACGCATATAAGGCAATTACTATTGAGGGCGGACGCTTGGCAATCCATGAGACAAAGAGTAGTAAAACGGTGCAGGAAGTTGAAGTTATCAAGTTTGACAACGGCTTTTTCAATGGGAAAAAAGTACTTCTGTTTGATGATATACTGACACAGGGACATTCTTACGCCCGTTTTGCTTGTGCACTTGAAAAAATGGGTGCAGAAGTATTAGGAGGCTATTTTTTAGGTAGAACAATTCTTTCTTATAACTAATATCTATTTTTTGTTATGAATACTTTATTCGATAATGATTGCCGCTACATGAGCGACAGTGAACTGATTTACGAGATAAGCAACAACAGGCAGATAGTTTCAGACGTTGAACGCAGCAACGGAGAGATAGATATTGACAAGCTGTTTTCATCCTTGACGCCTGGACGTAAGAAAGTAGCCGTGGCAGCGGTGGAGATGTACAAAAGACAGCAGTCTCAACAGGTTGAACGCAGGCTTATACGAATGAGCAAGGATGTATATGATTTGATGCAGCCGTTAATTGGTGACTTGCGTAACGAGGAATTTTGGGTAGTGGCTATTAATAATGCATCCCGAATAATCAAGAAAGTACAGGTTTCAGTAGGCGGTATAGACCAGACTTCGGCAGATGTACGGCTGATTATGCAGGTGTTGATAAATACGGGAGCTTCGCAGTTTGCAGCGGTACACAATCATCCGAGCGGCAACAGTCGACCGAGCAACGAGGACAAGAGGTTGACGGAACAGTTAAAAAAGGCGGCAGCGTTATTCAATATTCGGATGATGGATCATGTAATTATAACGAATGACGGATATTATAGCTTTTGCGATGAAGGGATGATTTGACGGAATGGGTGCGGGCGCACCCATTCCGTTTGCTCGCACGCTCGCAAACGGAATGGGACCCAAAGCGGTATTTTGTTTTAGCTTTCCCGTTCCTTCAACCACGGAGGGGGCTTTTTTTGTCCTATGAAAGCGGATCGTATGATTCTACCTTTGTGACAAAAAAGATATGATACGCTTTATTACCAAGTTCGTCAGTACCTATGGATATGATTCCCTGAAGGAGTTCTTTCTTTCGGTGGCACCCAGTTTCAAATACAACCTGCAACTGCCGGCTATCTCCTTCAGTGCAATCACTGCGGTAGTCAGTGAATGGATAGGTATTACCCCGTTGCTGGCGATGGCCATGCTGATCGCCATTGTTTCCGAGATGTGGACGGGCATCAGGGCAAGCAAGATCCAGGGCATAGGGTTTGAATCCTTCCGTTTCTCACGCTGCATCATCAAGCTGTGTATATGGCTGACCATCATTTATATCACCCACTCATTCTATCTGGAGAGCAAGGCAGGGTCGGAAGAAAGCTTCATCATGCTGCTGGCCACCCTGTTCTTTTCCATTGTCAAAGTGTTCGTCATGACCTGGTTCTGTGTGGAGCACGTGACAAGCATACTGGAGAACTTGGCGGTGATTGACGGTAAACCTAAAGATACGCTGATCAAGCAGGTGGGAATGTTGTGGGTGACGGTTACGGACAAGTTTAAAAGGAAGGTAGATGAGACGGAACGTTAGTTGCATGTTGCTTTGTGCGGTTATAGCACTTTTTTCCGGTTGGGCAGGTCATTGGCTGGGTTCCCGTCACCGGAGTATTGTCCGCATTCCGGAAACGGTGGTCAGGCATGATACGATACGCCCTGCCATTCCCGAACCGGAGGTGATTGTCCGTGAGGTACCCGCAGAAGTGGATACGGTGGCTATACTGGCCGACTATTTCTCGGAGAAGCATTATCTCGATACGATTATTGAACGTCCTTACCTGCGGGTGGAAATGACCGATATCATATCCCGCAATGCGCTGCTTGACCGTACTGTTGTGGTGGATTACCGGCAGCCGGTTGTTTATAACAATACCCTGGCTTTGGGATTGGATGCCGGGCGTTACAGCTGTGTGTTGTCTGCGGGGTATCGGCGTAAATCGTGGGAGTTCAGGGCGGGATATGACCTGTACAATAAATCACTGGTGTTGGGGGTATCTAAAGATTTGTGGAGATGGTAGCGAATTTGGTCAATAACGCATATCTGTTTTCCGCCGATATGGAGGATATCCGTATTACGGACGTACATGAGAAACTGGCTTTCAAGATGACGGTTGACGGGCAGCAGGCGCTTTCCGAAGTGTACTATCCCGACAGTGGGAATGCAGTCGTCATTTGCAATCCCGGTGATATCATCAATGAGTATTTCGCACATCCGGAACTGGGTAGCGGTAATGATTGGATAGCATTGCCGCCCATGACGGTGCAACTGTCCCTCTCAGACAGCGAGGCAACCGCTGATTACACCCTGTATGTGTTCCACTCAAGATACCGCGTGTCTTTTGAGCCGCTGACCGGCTTCATATTTTATTCCCGCTATAAAATCAAGCATATCAGGCAAAATACGATTGATTACCTTTCCTTTTTTGTGTCTGATAAGACAATAGTGCATTTGGATATCATCTATCAGGAGTCCGGTAGCAGCGTCAAGAAAACTGTTGAACTGCAACTGTCCGATACCAACCGGATGATGGCATACAATATGAGTCCGGTCAAGGTGGGTAAACTCGCGAATCTCAAGGTTGACAATATCCTATCGTATGACGCGCGTATCACCGATGGCACATTGACGGACCTTGTAAGGTATGTCATTGACCGGAAAAGCCATCGTGAAATGCACCAGTTCCTCTATTACAATGTATTCGGGTTGCCGGAATCCATATCATTCTCAGGATTGGTGCAGTATATTCCGGAACTGGAGGGGGATATCGCGGATATGGTGAAGCTGAAAAGAAGATTCAATCCGTTTTTCAATGATCTGCGCACGGTCAACACCGGGTATTTGGACGAAAACAAATACAAGGCCCTGATAGACATGCTTACCTCTCCCCGACAGCGATGGTATGACACGCCTTCACTGCCGATGGAGATTATTATTACGGATATTGATTTCACCCATACGAAAATGGGTAATCAGCGGGTAAACGTGAATCTGACCTTCTGTCCGGCAAGCCGGAAGCACCAGGTATTTGACAGATACTCGTTTGGTGGCGGTATCTTCGATTACACATTTGACAGGACATTTGAATAAATAATATACAATGGAAACAATACGCAGAAACTTGGCTTTGGCTGACATGGATATCCGCAGGGATGAATACGGGAACCGTCGCGTCTTTTCGATAAAATTCGTCAGCAAGGAGGGTAAAGTTTACTTTATCCCGCAGGCATACGCCTGTGGTGCCGGACGCATGAACATGAAAGAATACCAGCTTCGGGGTGTACAGCCCTGCGACTGCAAAGGTGCCCCCGAAGGACATCCCTATCCCGTGGATATTGATCTGATACTGGAGTATAACAAAATGAAAATCGTATTCTGATGAACATACTGTTTAATTCAAGCGGCATTCCCCTGCTGATGCAGTCCACGTACATATTCGGTGAGACAACCGGGACACCGCAGAACGAGATGAAGGACCGTGCCAGAATCCTGTCGCCATACGACTTGTCGAATGTCAGTTACATAGACATCGATGGGGTGAAGGTGCGCCCATGGGGAGACGAGAACGATTTCCCGCAGAAGGCAGCCGAAGAGATCGGTAATACCAGTGTGCTTAATACCGGATTGAAGTTTCTTCGTAACCTGACACTTGGGCAGGGCATTTATCCTTGTACGGTGAACGGTTACGATGATGGCGGTAACGAGATACTGAAACCCGTTACGGATAGCCGGGTACAAGCTTTTGTTGCTTCCCGGAATGTAAGGCGCTACATGGAGAAGGTACTGCGGGATTATCTGAAGTTCGGTAACGGTGCTGTCCAGTTCGTTCCATCGGCAGCGGGTAATTCCTTTGCAGGAGTTAATCCGATAAATGCGCTTTATCGTCGGTATTCAGAAGTGGACGAATACGGGGCGTGTCAATGCATTATCTCCGGGTACTGGCCGCAGAGTCCGGATAAGGGACAATATACCAAATTGGATGTACTTTCCGAGTACGACCCGCAGATGCATGCCGAAGTACTGAAGTTTGCCGGGAAGATGAAGAACGGCTTTATCCTGCCGGTGCGTGACAGCTGGAGCAATGATGATCTCTACGGGATGCCTGTATGGTGGCCGGCATACGTTTGCGGATGGGTGGAGATTGCCCATCTCATCCCCCATTTCCTCAAGAAAGCATATAAGAACCAGATTACCTGGAAGTGGCATGTACAGATACCATATTCCTATTGGGAGAAGAAATACCCTTCCAAGGACTATTCCGTCACAGAACGTGAAGCGGCCATTCAGAAGTATATGGACTCGTTAGAACAGAACCTCTGCGGAGCGGACAATGCGGAGAAACCGATCTTCTCACATTATGCCGTCAACGAGATGAACGGCAGGATTGAAGAGGAATGGAAGATCAAGCCGCTGGAGAACAAGTACCAGGGCAGCGACAACCTTCCGGTATCGGCAGCCGCCAACTCGGAGATTCTGTTTGCCTTAATGGTCAATCCCAATGTACTCGGTGCCGGTATGCCTGGTGGTACATACGCCGGCAATCAGGGCGGTTCCAGTATCCGTGAGGCGTTTCTTGTGAATATTGCCAATGCCTGGATTGACCGGCAGAATATTCTGGATCCGATTGAACTCTACATAAAAATGAACGGTATGCCGGAGTGTGAGCTGCGTTTCCGCAATACCATCTTAGTAACCCTCGATACCGGAAGCGGTACCAAAAAAACGTTGAGCTAATGATATTCAGTGCAGAAAAATGGAACAAGGGTGCCGAACTCAAGGCACTGATGAAGGTAAATACCGCGATTTCGTTCGATATGATGGAAGCACCGCTTCGCAACGCCTTCCGGCAATTCCTGTTTCCGCTACTGGGGGATAAGATGGCGGAGAAGGTGATTGATATTTATAATTTTGTTCCGATTATGGATGTTCTGGAACAAAATACAGAAGAGGCCACCGGGCAGAAGAAGCTGGATGCTCGGCTACTTGAAATTTGCCGGCGGGCGAATGCGAACCTGGCGTTCTGGAATGATTTCGATGAAATCAGCGTCCGGATCACGGATGCGGGATTTCAACGGCAGAAGTCCGACAATGAATCCTTTCAAGGGGTCTATAAGTATCAGGAAGACAATCTTCGTATGTCTTTCCGCAACAAGGGGTTCAATGCGCTGGATGAGCTGCTTGAGTTCCTGTATGCGCATATAGCGGAATATCCGGAGTTTGCGATCTCACAGGCTTACCAGAACCGCAAATCCGCCATTGTCCGCAGTACCGCGGATGTGAATGATGTCTGTTTTATTGGCGGCAGCCGGATTATCTTCCTGCGTTTGCAGCCGCATCTGAAATTTGTGGAGGAAATGCTGCTTCAGCCGGCTATCGGTGACAGGCTTTATGGGCATCTGATTGACGGGCTGGTCAATCCCCCTGAAGATGAAGAGGTACGGAAGGATGTGGAACGTTTGCGCCTGGCTTGTTCCCGATACATCGGGACAATGGCGGTCAGACGGCTGTTGATGGAGACGGGCAGCATCACGGACCGGGGGCTGTACTTTACAACGATCCAATCAGGTGACAAGGGCAATGAGCAGAAAGAGCCGGTCGATACGAAACGGATAGCCGTGCAGATACAGAACCTGAAGGTGGACGCTGACATGTATATGACTGCATTGCTAAGAACGGCACGCAGTTATTTTGCTGATTACTATGCCGGTGATCCCCGCAGGATATTCGACCGGGACAATGACCGTAAACGTACATTCTGGGTATGAGAGAACTCCGTATTGCATATCGCAGTTTCGGTGTCCGGCATGAGATTACACGCCGGATACCTCAGAAATGGGAAGAACTGACACCGGATCAGTTCCTGCTCGTGTCACGGTTTTATCTTCAGGAGTCGGATGAATCATCCTTCCTGAAGGAGTTCTATTCCTTGCCTTTCGGAGTCGGTTCCGACAGCTATTACAAGTATAAGCTGAGTGAGCTGATAGAGTTCATCAGCGACTGTCGTGTCCGGATGGATCGTTTTATTCTTTCCAATGTGTCTGGATTGAAGGCACCGGGTGAACGCCTGAAGGGAATGTGTTTTGAACATTTCATGCACGTGGATACGGCTTTCAACCGCTATGCGCGTGACGGCAAGGATGCTTCATTGGATGCTTTCGTATCAATGCTGTACCTGAAGGATAACGAATATATTGTCCTACCGGCGGGTGGAAAAAACGGCTTATTTAGCAGGCAGAAACCGCTGATGCTGCAAAAACGGATAGTGAAGGTGGCAAAGATTGACAGGTACGTCAAGTATGCCATATTCCTGAACTACGTTTTTGTCAAGAGGTGGCTTTCCAAGGCGTTCCCTTTTCTGTTTCCGTTGAATGAAGATCCGGAACCGGAGAAGAACGACAAGAAACCGGCCGTGCCATCGGTCAACTGGCTTGATATTTTCGATGCCTTTGTCGGCGATGATGTGGCGGTGATGGAGAAATACCAGGCAATGCCGGTGACAACGGCATTCCGCATATTGAATAAAAGAATCCGTGACGCTCAAAAACAGAAGAAATGACTTTTTCGGAGTATATAGAGAATTTAGCTGAAAGGCACGTCGATATCCGACACAAGGAAAATAGCGAGGTACATTTCCTTTCATCTGAACGGAAAAAGCATACGGCACTGGATAGTTTACTTCACTATCCGGCAGTGATTGTAGACCGTGGTTCAGGGTTCGGCTATGGCGGTGATCCGGGAGCATACCGGAAGAATCGTGATTATCTGCTCTTTGTGATGGAACATGTTTCTGACAGTTCCGACTATGAGCAAATAGAGTCGGCCCTTGACAAATGCGAGCGTCTTCTCGATGAGATGCTCAATCAGGTGTTGGAAGACAAGAAAAAGAATAGACAATGGCTCACTTTTTCTCTGGAAGATGTGGAGGCAGATTATGTCGTGAATATTGATAACCAGCTTTATGGAGTGGTTGCAGCAATACATTTGTCACAACCCTATAAAGCTGTAAATTGCCGTAAGGTATTCGTATAATATGGCAGATACTATTGAAAATCTTAAAGAATTAGCCCAACAGGTACGATATGCTACCCAAGAAGGCGAAAACACCGGAGAACGCGTTGGACGTACTTTCATAGGAATTATTAATCTCTTGGCTCATTTATCCATAGATGAGTTGCAACAATTTTTTCTTCGTAAGGATTCTCCTGACACGGCGAAAGCAATAATTACATTCCTAAAAGGACTGTTAATCGGTGAGAATGGTTCCGGCATTACTGTCCTTGAAAACGGTATGTCGCAGGCAGTAGTGGATTATTTGTATGTAAGAGTAAAGGCGGTATTCGATGAGTTAGAAGTAAAAAAGAAAACTTATGTCGGTGGTGAGCAGATAATTTCTCCTGCCGGGATGAAGTGCATCCGGGTAGAGGATTTGAAGGATGCTTACCGATGCTATTTTAAAGCCAAGGAGGATGGTATTGAGATAAACAATCAGTTTACGGTAGGCACATTAGCCATTGCGCAGGAGTGCAATATCAAGGTTGGCGTATCTCAACATGTGGGAAACCGGCATTATCGGCGGCTGGTTACGTCAGTGGGCGCTGATTACATCGACTTGTCAAAGACTGTATGCGACCCGAATGTGGAGAATGACATTCCTGCCGCCGGTGATGATATTGTAGGACTTGGGCATAAGACAGATATAACCCGCCAAGCGGCCATTATCCTTTCTTCAGTTAATGAGGTTTCCCCCTCTATACTCATGTATCAGGGAATTAATGATTTCTCGTTGGAGGGCAAGGAAGTGATAGCCTTTGAATACGACAAAGCAACTGGAAAGGCGCAAGTGCGGGTGTACGGTGATACGTATATAGGTGCAAAGGATGAGAGCGAATACATATCCTATAAAGACGGGCATGTCAACATCAAAGGAAGCGTACACATCCAACCGAATAGTACCGGTGCCGGTAATCTTTCCGACCTTCCCGACTTCATACAGCAAGCCCAACAGATGGGCACGGTGAACCTGCTGCGCAACAGTGGATTCACGGGTGACTATGAGACGGAAGAATTGAATGCGGACACTGAACTGACCGAAGATACCGAAATGTACAGCAAGGCGTTGGAGTTTTGGACGGGCATGGCCACGGTTCAGGAAGATGCCACGGCTGTTTCCGGTCGATCGGCTGTAATAGGTAGCCTTTCCCAATCCGTTGCACTCATTAATCAGGAATTATATGTCATATCGTATCAAGCAAAGGGTGAGACTGTGGCTGTGTCGTGCGGTGATTTCAGCGTGGCTCAGCCTCTCACATCCGAATATAAGAGATACAAGCACAGCTTCACCTTCTCAGGCGCAGGTATATTCATGCTCAGTGGTACCGCAACCGTTTGTGACGTTCAGTTAGAGAGAGGAACGATAGCAACGGACTGGAAACCTTCACCTCTCGACAATGACAAGAGCATGGCGGAGTTTCAATCGCTCAGTTACATCTATGATGTGCTGAAAAACGGAAGTGTGGACATTATCGGCGGTCTGATACTGTCAAACATGATCCAGCTTGGCAACTATCAGGATGGTAAGATGAAACGTGTGACAGCAGGTATAAGCGGCATATACAATGATGAAGATGACGTATACACATGGGGAGGCGGCACATTCGAACAGGCCATCCGCACCGTCATGAAGTATAAGAATAATCCGAAGTATCAGCCTACGGAGGAAGAGCTTAAGACAATGGCTAATGCGGTCATTACCCACGGAGGAAGGGCTATTCTTAACGATGTCATCCTTCGTGGATATGTGTACGCGCTTGGCGGGATGTTCAAAGGAACGGTGGAAATCGCTGACGGAAAGATACTGTTGAATGAGGATGGAAGCGGTCAGTTGGCAGACGGAACGATTTATTGGGATTCTTTTGGTCGCATGTTCCAGAAGAGCCGGTCCATCACCGTATGGAGGAATATTAAAAAAGAGATGGATGAACAGGGTATTTCCGGGCAATACGATATCGATTTTCACGGTGGAACCTATCTTGATATTACAAAAATATTTACGGATAATAGGACAATCAATCTTCCTTCGGCTTCGGAAACTCCCGACATGGTACTGGACATGAGAGTTTTGCTTATCAGTCGTCTTGCGGATGTCTATAGCGTAAGCTGCCTTGCGGACGGTGGCATAAAGCTATACAATCCTGACACCAAAACTTATGATATAGTGCAGTCCATATATATCATGAGAGACGAGGATACGGGAATATCAGAGGATACCATCGAATCCATCAAGGAGGGTGAAGAATATCATTGGTATGCTGGCCGTAAATTTACAGCTAACTTGTAAAATAAATGTATAATGGATCTGAATACAATTAAAAATACAGGCAATTGGGGCAGCTCTGCCTCACGTTTGAACGAGAACTTTTCCAAGGTCGGCACGGAAGTGGATAAGTTGAAGTATGCAGCCTACAACAGTAAGCTGTACGCATCCGAAGCTTTGCTCAAACAGGCTATTCCATCTCCTTCTGTCGGTGACTGGGCGATTGTCGGCAATGCCATTCCCGGAGAGATATACCGTTGCGATACTGATGGAGAATGGACGGCCACCGGGCAGACAGGAGGCGGTTACGGCATGGAAGTGACCGAGAAGCACGTAACCGAACAGTATGTTACAGAAGTCCACAATGAATATACCGGTGATATAGTCAACAATCCGGATGATGAAGATTTGATTTCCGAAGAAAAGCCTGAAGGTTCCAAGGTGCTGAAGCTCGCAGATAAGATGTATAATGCAAGCGCATTCAGTGGGATGGGGCGCGTGTACTTGCGCAAAAATATCAGTGGAAGCAAGAACCTGCTGACACAGGCAATGGTTGACGGAATGGCGAACACAAGGTTTATTGTTCAATATGACTATGATCTGAACGGTGAGGCAATAACCATTCCTGAGAGATGTATACTTGATTTTCAGGGAGGAAGTATAAGTAATGGTACAGTTATTGGTGTAGATACTATCATTAAGGCAGATTACAATGCTAGTATATTTAGAGGCATACAGATACTAGGTTCTATTACGAATGACTTATATAGTGTTAAATGGTTTGGCGCAAATGGGAAGTGGACCGATGATTATGAAAATAAAGCAGAAGATGCTGCGGATAGGAGTGCTTTTAAAGAGGTAATCGCTCTCATACAGAGCCAAAAAAAAGGTCTTATGTATATTCCTAAAGGTGTATATTCTCCCGGACATCTGCTGTTCAATTTTACTGGAATACCCAATTTTCACGCAGTGAATAAGGGTGCTACAATCGGCATAATCGGCGAGGGGTCTTTAACTTCTGTTTTGATATTTGAAGCAGATTCAGATGGTGTATATTTTAATACAGACGGTGCTTATTTTGCAGAGGTAAAAATATCCGATATACAAATATACGGCAAATCGGGAAGCACTTATGATTTTACAGGACATAATGCTAATGATTACATACATGAAACGCTTAAATACGTAGGAGATAACGCCGGGCTATTGTTGAATTTGGTCGGCTATAAGTCTAGCATATCAAGAATTAATATTAATGGATTCAGAATAGGTTTTGCATGTACAAAGGCTTATGGAGGTCCTGATATTAACAATGTTTTTGTCGCTAAGTCTGGCGTAGGGTATATTGGTAAGGATAATACAAGTACTGTACACACAAATTGCAATTATAATGGCATAGAATCAGGGTATATGGCTGTTAATTCAACTGAGACAATAACCAATATTGTATCAGAAGGAAGCCTGAAAAGTTTTAATAATGCAGACATTAACACATTGGCAGTGAAATTTCTTGGACACGGGTTCTATGCTATTAATTCTAAAATTAATATGGACCAGTGTTATACGGAATACCTGTTCGGTGCTTCAAGAAAAATAGTAAATTCATTCGTCAATGACATTAACGGGATTATAGGTAATTCTATAGGTTACTATATTACGACGTCTGAGGCTACGCAATATTTAAAGGATTATGTTAACTCTCATAAGGAGGATACAGCATCAATATCATTTGTAAGTAGTGTATGGGCTGGAAATATTCAAGGTGGATATTATGGTAAGCCATCTACCATTGATGTAAACGAGACACTACGCAATATAGATATTGAGATAACCAATGGAAATGCTTCTGGTAATTATATATCGGATGCTTGTGAGTTGTACTTAGGGAAATATATAGTTAAAGCATTTACGCTTGATTTGAATGTATCCTATCAAAATTCTGAAGTAATGCTGGGGCATTTTACTCTAGAAAATTATATTCCTAATGTGATATATGATATTGGCAAGGAGCGATTTCGTGAAACTCCAATCTTAAATAAAAAATACGATATATTGTTAGATAGTGAGTCTTATAATCAGTATGTGGGTAGTAACGATATTTATAATCTGAGCAGGTATAACACGGATAATAATTTACAAACAGAGAACTATGGTACATATAATGATGGAACTAATGGCTATTCGTTGACGCCCAGAGGAAATTTGGACTCTACTATTGAATTGCTTTCTGTTTTAAAAAAAGTGGATAAAACACTTCATACAAAGGAAGTTACTAAAACTACTTCGTTGGTTAAATTCTTTATGCAAACAGGTAAGGTGCTTTTCAATAAATTATCTATTGCACCTAAACCTTCTTCTGTTGGTAATGCAGAACTTAATTGTCTCTATTTAGATTTAACCAATTATGCGCTGGCAATTTTATCGGAAAACAGCAAAAAATTCATCAATCCGGCAACTGGGTCCACCTATTGCAAAGTGAAAGGTACTACATCGGAGAGACCGTCATTAGGTGACTATATCGAAGATATAGGTGCGGAGTACTATGATACAACCTTGAAGAAAAAAATAATATGGAACGGTACGAAATGGACCAATGTTGATGGTACATCTCTTTGAAGCTGAAAGATAAGATGGGATGTTTAAGTGTACATACAGAAAGAATTGGTGAAGGAATTAATGTTTCTTGTTATCGTGTCGGAGGAGGTTTGAAAGTCTCTTGCGGGCTGGTATGCTCGGTCAATGCCGCGAGAATACTTAAAGTTGAGCCGAAGCATATATTCCTGATGGAGGCAAACGGATATATAGAAGAAGTGTGCGTCATCTCCAATGTGGAATGGCATATAGATAATAACTAATGTTCAACTAAAAAGAAAATAATTATGGCTAAACCTAATTGGTTAAATGTAAGCCCGACATCGGGCAGTGGAAACGGTACTGTAAGCAACAGTGCAACCGCACATACCGGGCGTGTGGCGCGTACCGGGGTAGTCACAGTGACCGGAAGTGGTGTAACTACCCCGGCAACCTACAAAGTAACACAGGAACCGAAAGCTGAATTTGCCAGCTTCAACAACGGTGTGGAAATGGCTGCACCGAAAGGCGGAGGTACGCTGACTATTGAGGGTAAATCCAATTCAAGCAAGCTGACTTTCGCTTTTGTTGGAGACATCCACGAAGTAACACTTCCTGCACAGTATCAAGCAAACGGTACGTCCACGGACAATGCTGCAATGATTGAGGGAGATCCGGGAGCGTCAAGCGAATTTTCATTCAGTCTTGAGCTTTCCATACCGGAGAATGAAACAGTAGAGGAAATGGAAAGAGTATTGAAGGTTACTGCCAACGGCGGTCAATCCGTTCAGATTACGATTAAGCAAGCTGCCGGAGATGCTACTTTGTCTGTCAGTCCTACCGAGATTACCATACCGCAGGATGGTACTGCCGTATCTGTCAATGTTACGTCTAACACAAGCTGGACAGTATCGTAATGGAAAAAACGGTTGCATGGGAATCGGGCGGTGGTTACATCACGCTCACTTACACGGGGATAGGCAACGCGCCTATCTCTGTGAAAAGTGACGCGAATGAATCGTTCAATGATCGTCAGCAATACGTTTCCATCGCTACTACAAAAGGAAGTCCTCAAAAAGCAGTGGACCTGCTTGTCAAACAGAAAGGTAAGACCTATCCTTCCGGTACGGTATTCAATTACAGCTACACCGGGACCGTTCAGAAAGTTACTCTTCCACCGGGAAGGTATAAGTTACAATGCTGGGGCGCGCAGGGAGGAAACTGTGAATCATATTCTGGAACCGGCTCTAAAGGCGGTTATTCAGAAGGTGAGATAACGCTGACCGAAGTCACCACACTATACATCTTTGTCGGAGGCAAAGGTGGAAATGGAAGTTCAACATCGCTAGTCAATGGTGGATGGAACGGTGGCGGTGGAAGTGTCGGACGTTCATCATACAATAGTAGTAATACTTATGGCATAAGTTATCCTGCTTGTGGCGGTGGAGCTACGGATATCGCTTTAGTTACTTCGGGAATGTCATATTCAGGCGGACGTACTAACCGTACATCAGCTTCTTTATTGTCACGGTTTATTGTTGCCGGTGGTGGTGCCGGTGGTAGTGCGAGATATACTGAGGTTACAACAACTACTACTGAGAATGTTACGGAAGTTGTCATATCTGGAAACATAGATGCAACATCTTCGGAAGATACGAAGTATAGAAATGAATGGTTCTACTGTTATTCAGGCTCTTATTACACAGCCGAGATAAGTGATGGAGGTACATATTGGTTGTATGATGAAGTTACTGGTGGTGCGTATGATGGGCATACGCTTACAGCAAACCAAAGTATGTCCTGTAATATGACTGCTCAGCCTGGATTTAATGTTACTTATACTGTATATAGACATTATACAAAAACAAATACTTCCACCGACACCTCTTCCAGTTCCTCCAACTCCTCCCAACAGGGTGGCGGAACTTCCGGTCGCGGCACAAGCCCCGGAACACAAAGTAGCGGAGGCGGTGAATTTGGTTTGGGTAAAAACCAGTCCACTACCAATTATCGGTATGCCAGTGGTGCCGGTGGCGGCGGTTGGTACGGTGGCGGCTCTTCCCAGTCTGATTCATCAACGAGCCAGATTAATAGCTCCGGTGGTGGTTCTGGTTTCGTGAATACAGCAGCCAATGCAGGATATAGGCCTTCGGGATACATGGGTTTGCAGCTTGACAGTGGAAGCACGAAGGATGGTTCTACTTCTTTTCCTTCTCCAAGCGGAGGCAATGAGACTGGGCACAGTGGCAATGGATATGCCCGTATCACAGTGTTATGATATGGATAAAAAGACAATGACAACAGATTTTGTAATGGGGATTACCGTTGTGGCATTCTCGATGGGGATTGTTACCGGAATGATAATAATGAAAATCATACTATTATGAGCAGCTTTGGGACAGAATTTAAGATTAATATCCATGTGGAACCGATAGACGGGTTGCACATGGATGACTATGACTTCTCCTGCCGGTTTTATGTCTATACGAATAGGGTTGTGAGAATCGAGAAGAAGGATATGATCCAAGTGGATCAGGACAATTATATAGCCTGCGTCGACAGTAGCAAGTTGGGAATAGGGGCGGTGATGATGCGTATTACGGCATTCATACCGGATGTCGATTTCCCCGATAGGTTACGAACAGAAGTAGAAACAGTATCTACTGGCATAACAATAGGATAAATAAAAAAGCGGAATTATAAATTTTAGCCTTTAAAATATTTAATTATGGCAAAAACAGAAGTTTTATTCAAGATCATCCGCAAATGGGAAGGCGGATGGAGTGATCACAAAAATGACAAAGGTGGCAAAACCAATATGGGTATAACCTTGTCTACGTGGAAATCATGTGGTTATGACAAGGACGGTGACGGAGACATTGATGCGGATGATTTACGATTGATTACTCCGGATGACGTTTTTCATGTTTTCAAGAAATATTATTGGGACCGTTACCAAGCGGACTTCATACACAACCAGTCCATTGCGAATATCTGTGTAGATTGGGTGTGGGCATCCGGACGTCCCGGTATCACAAGGGTGCAACAACTTCTGCAGATTAAGGTAGACGGCATTGTAGGACCCCAGACGGTTGCCAGTATTAATCTCGCCAACCAGCGCCAGCTGTTTGAAACGATCAAGACAGACCGGATCCGGTTTGTTGAAGAAATCTGTAATAGGGACCCGTCGCAGCTTGTATTCCGGAAAGGATGGTTGAACCGGATCAATGATTTCAAGTTCTCCGTTCGCTAAATTCTTGTCCTTTTTCCCACTCTTTTCAGCCTTTAGTTTTGTGCCTGAAACTAAAGGCTTTTTTTATGGCTATCATTGAAGAAAACAGGTTAATGAGTCCCGCTGAATATAATAAGGGAGTGGAAAGTTGGACTCATAAAGTTCGGGGAATATCTATAAATATTCTGTATCGTACTCATGCTTCAGGCAAACTTCGTAGTGGACTACAAGCACATTTGCTAAATGATCGTGAAGGTGGACCGGCTTATGTAGGGCTTGGCTTTCGCTTTGAACGTTATGGAGCATATCGAGAATACGGTGCTGGGCGTGGATATATTGTTAAAGACGGCATTATTATGAGAGGTCATTCGGCATGGAGTGACAAAAAGAAGCGTCAGGAGCTTCGCTCATTGCGTGTTTCGGAATACCGTATCAGGCGCATGCGCACAATTGACGAACACTATGCGGTTATCCGCCGTACTCCATTACCTTGGTTGGATCCGCCCATTGTAGAAAATATAGAATCATTGGCCGACCTCTCCGGAGAATATTACGGAGACCAGGCACTCAAAAAAGTACTTCAGAAATTTGATAGAATAACAATCGAAAAGCGTTATGGCAAAAAATAACAAAACTGTCAAGAGAGGTGTGTATCTCTATATTGACGGTAAAGAGATCAAGAATGACATAAATTCCATTGATTTGGAAATGAAGCGTCTCCAGCGTGACATTAAGGAAATGACACGTGGTTCCGAAGAATACAACCGCACCATGGCGAAGATACAGCATCTTCAGGGCATACTCAAACAACACCGTCAGGAGATAAAAGGCATCACTACTGAGACCAAGAAAGCAACGATCAGTATCGGCAGTATGGTAGATTGGTTTAACCGATTCGGTGGGGTAATTCTTTCGGTAATCGGGTTTCTGACCGGTTTTACCATTGCTTTGCGCGCCATCAGAGATGAACGCAACAAGTTAGAAGAGTCACAAGCCGGGCTAAAAGCTTTGACCGGACTTGATGATGATAACATTGCCTGGCTGACCGAACAGGCTAAGACGCTTTCCACCACCATGACAAAAGAGGGGTTACGTGTCCGCCAGTCGGCTGCTGAGATACTGGACGCTTTCATGTTGGTGGGTTCGGCCAAACCTGAATTGCTTGGTGATAAGGAGGCACTCAAGGCTGTAACAGAAGAAGCGATGCGGTTACAGGCGGCTGCTAAGGACATCACCCTCAATGAGGCGGTTGATTCGCTTACTTTGTCGCTCAACCAATACGGCGAAGCTGCTGACCAGGCAGGGCGTTTTGCCAATGTGTTGGCTGCCGGTTCCCAAGCCGGATCCGCCAATATCGCAAGCCAGGCAAAGGCAATCCGGAATGCGGGTACGGCGGCGGCTTCAACCAATGTTCCCATTGAACAGACAGTTGCTTTGATTGAAACGCTTGCCTATCGGGGTATAAAAGATGAAGTAGCCGGAACGGGATTGAAGAGGTTCTTCTTAAAATTACAAACAGGAGCGGATGAAACGAATCCTAAAATAGTGGGATTGGATAAGGCTTTAGAGAATCTGAAAAATAAG